CCCACAAGTCAAGTACCACCGCAATTTCCGGCGTGATGCGGTAGTTCACCTGCAGCAGTTTGAGCAACCAATTGACCTGCGCGGAAGGATCAACAGAAAAAACGATTTGCCTCATTCCAAATTCTTCGAGGTACGTTTGGCGGAGCGTTGCTGCCTCATCCACCATCCATGCAAATTGCCGGACAACCTCCCACCGCATCGAGCCGTCATCGCTGTACATTGCTCGACTGTCCACAGTGTCAGGGGTTGGCAACTTCCATCGCTGACTGCCAAGTTCGATCAGCGGTCCAGCCTGCGTATAACGCCTGCGCAGTTCGCCTTCCTGCGGTGGCTTGTCACGCCAAACGCCAACGCTGTAGAGTGGGCCGCTATCGCCCTTAACAATGCCCGGGAACCAGTCCTGTGCGGTTGCGTCAAAGTGCATTAGCGGGGCTTGTGGCGACAGCCAGCCGACCATCAATCCGGTGGTTTCACGCGGTCCCGGATGAACCGGCAGGAGATCGTGCCCACCGAGCAAATGAGACAGCCCAGCCAGGCGACAGCGGCTTTCAAGATCCTGCGGTGTGCAGTTCGGAAAATGAACAAGAAAGTGCATGGGACCCCATCATGGAATGGCAACAGTGGTCGAGCTGGTTAAGGTCTTGCCGTGAAGCGTGATGACTGCCGAGCCGTCGTCGTTATTGCTGATGCTGACGTTGCCTGTGTCAGACAATCCAGCAGCAAAAGTGAATCGGATGTTATCGCTGCCGACGCTGTAAACCCCACTGTCTGCACGCCTGCGCAGATAGGCATTTGCCGAGGTCATCGCGGTCCAATCACCAACCGTTCCGGCAACTGCTGCGAAGTCGTTAACGGTGATTTCGATGGTCGGCATGATCGCCTTAATCATTGCCCGCGTTGGCCACACCGCTCCAGATCCGAGCGGAGGTTTTTCGACTTCAAGCCCGGGAGTTACTCGCACGGATTGCACACCGGCAATCAGTGTGCCATTGATGTAAACAGGCCCCAGCGCAAATTCTGCATTAAACGACTGCCCACCCAGTGCTTGCCCGGTGGCGTCGTCTGCGCCTTTCGTCACGCCGTCGACAGATAGCCAGTGAAGGTCGCACTGACAGGTCGCGAAATCGCCATCCTGTGTCGCCTCAATGAGCGTCGGCACGAGAAAAGCATTTGCCCCTTGAATTGCGTCGTGGTTACTTCCAGCGGCAAACGTGCCACCGTTTGCACGGGCTTTCAATGCGAGCGTGATCGTACTGCTTGCAGCCAGTGATCCGGCCGAAATGAACGCCCCGCCATTCAATGCCAGCAAGCCTGCGAGGTCGCCACTGGTGAGCTGTGCGACTTCACCGGCAGCCTTGCCTGATACCTGCGAAATGGTCGCACCGCCGGACGTCATTGCCTTCCGGTGCTCCTGATTTGTCCGGTGATCGGCCGCAGTGATTTGCCGAATCGTGGCAGCACCAAAAATAAAATCCGCAAGAGTGAAAACAGCCATGACTTACTTTGCCTTTCGATTGCGTTTGCGTTTGTATTCGGGGCTGGCGGCCCCCTTTTTGTACATGCGAGCCATCGTCATGCGGTCCTCACGAATCTCGCTTTTTGTCACCGTTGAAATTTCGTCTTTTTGCCACTTCGCCAATCGCCGGTTTCGCTTCGCTGACACTTTTGCCCGCTGCTTCGGCGTCATCTTTTCAAACTCATCCTGCGGGATGAATTTATTCAATCGGCTTCGCATTACCAACCGTGAACCGTGCTGCGTTGCGGTCACTTTCTTTCGCAGGTTTCTGTAGAGCGTTCCAGTGCGATAGTTTGGCCGCTTGTGGCCGAATTTCTTTTGCTTCCACTTGTTGTATTTTGCCTTACGGGGGCGTGCCCCGTAAAGCTGATAGGCTCGTTCCTCAAAGTGCCACTTGATCCGCCTGTCTGCGTGTGATTGTGCGATCGTCCGATTGATTTCCCGCATTAGCTTTGCGTGCATTCGCGCGGTCAGATTCGCCCTCGTGACTTGCAGTTCAAGCTTTAGCATTAAACTACCTCAACCACCAGTCCCAATTGGAGCATCCAATCCGTCCGCCCGTCGTTGTCGTCTGGATCAATCGGCCCTGGCCGCACGGGCATGGTTATATTCCGCAGCATCAGCTGCCCACTGCCATTCACCGCGCCATTGATGTCCGCAAGCAGTGCCGAGACCTGTTGCCAAACCCATGAAAACTGTGTTGCGTAATCCGCGATTTTGTCCTCTGGCACGGCGATTTCAAAACGCGCCTCAACAGTCACGCGGCCACGGGCTGTACTCTGCCAGTCAAAATTCGCCGGGTCAATATCCAGCCAGCAAATGGGAGCCAGCGACTCCTCCGGTGCCGCGATAACGCCGCCAAGGTAGATTCGTTCTGATGCCTCTGCTGACGTGGTCACACCGCAGATCAACTGCCACGCAGCGAGTCCGGACAGCATCGCGCGAGCGTTTGTCAGTAGTCCAATCACGTCGAGTCGAGCCATCACAAATCCCCTGTCCGCAGAGTTTTTCCACCCCGCATCTCGGGAATGGTCTGCGTGATGCTGACCACCACAGTTCCATCCTGCTTTTGACTGACCGCCTCAACCTGAACAAGGTCCGCGCCGATCCGGAACGCATCATGCACCGTCACGGTCGCGGAGCTGCTCAAAATAATTTCGCCACGGCGTCGAGTGCCGCGGCCACGCTCTTCGGTTGGTTCTGTCGGGAACCACGTCACGACGCCTGTCAAAATCTGCTGCTCTGACTCATTGCCGTTAACGTACCGCCGCACCTGGATCGCGAAATCGTCGAGGTCCAGAAACACGTCGGTAACATCGCTGGCAATGAGGTCACGCAGAGACATGCTCAGACACCGTAGGCGTAGTTGTAGGCGATTTCGACAAGGGCAATCGTAACCGACGGGGTGCCGGTGCCGCTGGCCTTCTGGAGAGTGACGTAAGGCTGCACGTTCTGGCCGGCGGCAACTGCGGACAGGTTGAACGTGGTGCCAGCAGCCACGCGCTCGCCTTCGATGTAAAACCGAACGTCATTCAGGCCGTTCGTAAAGTCGATCAGGAAAGTTTTGTAGACACCGGCCAGCGTGTATCCGGTGGCCTTGTCATCATTGTCAGTGGTGGCGTCGTCGGTTTCAGCAACAACTGCAGTGAGTGAGGCGCTGCCCTGCATCCGGAACCACGCGTTGACAGCCACGCTGTCAGGCGTTGCGTTGCGAGCGGACGCAAGACCGAAGCAGAGGGTAGTCACAGAGTCGATGCCGGACACCTGAGCGACAAATTTCGCGTACTTGATGTTGCGAATGTCAAAGGCCAGCACGTCGTTATGAAAGAGGGTAACTTCTTCCGCTTCGCTGGTTGCGGCCAGCGTCAATTTTGCTGCGCCGCCGTCTTCAGTAATCGCCAGATAGGTCGGACCACCGGCCGCGCTGGTGTCGCTGACCGTCCATCCGTTCATGCCGGGCGTTGCGGAAAATTCCTGCGCGCGGTCGAACAGGTCCTGCCAAACTTTGGTTCCACGAGTGACCATTTGAGAGCCTTTCTGATGCCCCTATTCGGGGACTGTGCTATTCGCCGATCAGTTCGGCAAAATCGGGGGCGACACAGCGTCGCCCCCGCGTTCGTCAGCCGCTGCCCAATCAGGCTCCAGCGTGCTTCTGGATGCCGCGATGGTTCAGGGCCTTTGCCCCGAACGTCTGCAGCACGTAATAGGTAATAGACAGATTGTGTTCGTCTGGCACCGTGCGAATCTGCGGCGTCTCCTGACCCTGCAGGAACGTCACTTCGACGGTGTCAATTCGACGAGGCTCGGCAAACAAATACCAGGCGGTGGCACTGTTGGCGTCCAGCAGTGGCTCGACAATCAGCTGCAGATTGCGGTTGATGTTTGCCACGCCGCTTTGAGATGCGTAGGGGTCCGCGGTTGACTGCAGCAGCGTGAGGATGGTTGCACGCAGAGCAGCAGGAACGCAGATGTATGCTGGCATGAGCCCGAGGATGTCAGGCCCCTGCTCGCCCTCTGGTGTGTTTTCGCCGCGCATCGTCATCATGTTTTGCGTCAGCAAATTGATGGCGGTGGTGTAGTTGGAGACAGAGCCGGTCTCCAGATTTTTCTGTTTTCTGACGCCGCTGGCCGCAGAAAACAGAGCGATCCCGTCACTCATCAGCGGATTGCTCGTGATCTGCGACCACGCCACAGCGTTGACTGTGCGGGCTGCAGCATCACCGAGACCCAGCGGGACGCGGGTGAGGGCGTCCATGTCGTCGTTGACGATCAGCTTGTAACTGAAGTCGATGCCTTCACTGTAGCATTCCACAGCGTAGGATTCTTTGGCGTCTGCAAACGAGACGCGATTCGGCCGATCCACGTCGTTCCACGCAGGCAGGTTTGGAATGCCGCCATGCCTCAAGCGATGAATCGTCTTGAAGTCGGCCACACTCAGCCCCTGGCGCATTGGGCCGCGCCACGTTGCCGGCACTTCGGTGTAACCAATCATCATGGACTTATTGATCGCGTCGAGCGTCAGATTGGCAAAGTTGCCCGTCGTGTGGTACGGGGTTACTGAACGGCCGGACAGGCCCGCCTTGTCGGGGCCAAACATTGCCGCCTGAGCGATCTTTTCACGGGACAGGCCGAACGTCGAAACACCCATGCCACGCACGTACTCGGTTGCCATGTCCATCAAGGTAGCATGAGCGAACGGGGCTGCGGCTTTGCGTTCGGCGTCGGTCGTGTGCTTTTCAATCTTGCTGTGGTCGCCGTTTGCGGCAAAGCGGACAGCGTTTACGATCATGGCTGCGCGGAGATCGCCACTGAGTCGCTCCTGTCCGGTCTTGCCAATACTGACCGTGCTGCCGAATGGAATCGAGGCGGATCGTTCAGCCTTCGCCTTCTTCAGGTGTTCGCGGACGGCTGCCACGTCGCCAAGGTTGCGGACGGCGTCAAACTCGTCAGCCATGTCGGCCAGTTCGCACAGGCCACGGGCTTCAGCTTCAAATGCCGTGCGTGCCTGGTGCTGTGCCTCGATCGCCTTGCGGGTGCCGTCAGCGATCATGCGAGCGACGTCGTCAGCGGTGAGAGCTGGCGGAGCGTGCACAATCTCAGCCGCTGACGCACGGATTACGTCTGTCTGAGCAGGAGATGGGCCGGCCAGTTTGCTGGCGTTGTCCACAAGCCACCGCTGGGCCTGCTCGTCAGAGAAGTCGGCTGGCATGCCACGCGACACCAGCAAAGCGCGAAGTTCCTGATTCATCTCAAAATCCTCTTGCGAAAACCTGACCGCTGCCGGGTCGAGCCCTCGCAGCTTTGCCTGAGCGTCTGCACCGATGGGAGTCAACGAGACTTCCCGCAGCCGCCACTTCGTCACGACGTTTACCGGCCCAGTGAATTCACGGCCGGAAATTGTTTTGGTTTGCCCTTCGGCAATGTATGTTCGTTTCAGAACGTCATAGCCGACCGACACGTCCGTGATGTGTCCTTCCCGAACGCCTGCCATCGCGTCTTCAGCCTGAGCAGCCTTCGAGAACATCAGGGTCGCGGTGATGTTGCCATCGCCTACGGTGATGTTTCGGGCGCTGCCCAACTGGTCTTTAATGCTGGATCGGTTGTGCGAGTCCAAAAATGGGATCTGCCGACTCTTTGGAAACTCTGCACCACGGGCCAGCAATACCTCCGGCACCATCTCACCGCGGGACCAGTCCGGCATGAGCACGGGAGCCTCAGTGCTGATGACTGCCTCGACGCTGCGTTCGTCTTCGCGGAATGACTTTGCGCGGACTTCGAGCGAGCGAAAACCGGGGTCTGCCATCGGTCTTGCAAGTGCCTGTGATTGCTTAGACATCGACTGTTTCCTCCTCGTTTTCGTCGGCTGTCTCGCTGCCGACGTCTTCCATTTGTTCAATCGTGGCCATCGCCGTGAGTGCCTGCGGATCAACGCCGAGGATGTTGTTGACCACAACTTCCGGGATGCCTTGAGCTGCTGCGACTTCCCGCATTTCGGCGATGTTGTCGATGACAGTTCGCCAATTCACGTTCTGTTTTGCACACTCCATTTGCAGCGAACTGAGGCCGCCTTTGATTCGTAGTGAAGCCGCTTTGGCGTCGTCTGTTGGATTGATTGAAAGAGCAACCGGGCCTTGCCAGTTTGCAGCCGAAAACCGCCCTGGGCTGGCTTGAAACTCAGCCGCCGAAACAATGCCGTCGAAGAATCCAGCCAACACCGCTTCACGAATGAGCGTCTCGTAAATTGGCTGGCAAAAAGAAGAAGCAAACCATTCCTGAACGTCATGCAACTCCGGCCAGGCGTCGTTATCCGCCGATCGCTCCGAGCTGAATGAGCTGTTGCGATAGTCGCCGGTGATCGTCGAAGACTTCACACCCGGCATTGCTCCGGCTGTTTGCCGCTGCAGATGCTGAACGAAGCCCTCTGGATTCATGTTTGGTTGATTCGGCGAATGCAGTTCAAACTTTCCATCCTTGCCCGTGTTGATCAGCATAGCGGGCTGGATCTTGGTGATCGTGTTGCCGTCCGCGTCGGTGAGGTCCGAGCCGTCCGCCGATGTGTGGACTGGCGTTGCAGACTGTGAAAGCCCCACGCGAGTTGCCCCAGTGGGCTTGCTGTATGATCCAACGAAGCAAGCGGCCATTGCCGAGGCTTTGAGGACGTTGTAATTGAGGTCACTGGTGTCCCGCATGTTGATAAGTGCGGCAGCAAACCACGGCAATCCGCGAAGCTGGTCGATGTCATCCTCAATGAACAGGTGCCCGATTTCTGCGATGCCGAATCGATTCACGGCGCCCGTCTGATTGGCCGATGCGTAGGGCGGCTGAACGCGAATGTGATAGGCCACACGCTCGCCGAGCTCGGTCAATTCCACGCCACGGAAAACAGTGTTACCTTCGGTGACTGCTTCGGCCACCAGTTCCGATTCGTCAGCCAGTCTGCAAGTGTCGATCAGTTGCAGGGCAACTGGCACGGGTAGATCATGCGCCTGCTGTTTTTGCTCGCTGATCGGCTGCAGCCGGTAAAGGATGTCGCCACTGAGAATGACATTGCGCAGGGCCAGCTTCTGCAGTCCCGCAAACGTCTGACCACCCTTGCCTGGCAAACCGCGAAGGTCGAAGCCGGATTGAATCCGCGCCCACAACTCCTGTGCCTTTTCGCGGAAGGCGATGTTGGCTGTTCCGTCAGCGTTCATTGCCAAGGATTCGGGCTGCATTCCGTGGCGCCCGATGGTCTTCGCAACGATTGTGCGAACTACTTTGCGTGCGTTGGGATTGTCGCGGTACAACTGCCACGAATCCGCACGCAGGCTTTGCGCTCGTGACGTGTCAACGTCGTTTTCCCGCCAGACGATCCGGTTTCGGGCGTTGAGTCTGTGGCGATTTGCAGCCGCGTATGGGCCGTTCGGCGTGCCGATCAATTGATTGATCTGTTGCAGGCTTGCCCGAGCCGCCGCACGCCTAACGCCAGCCTCGGGGCTGAAAAATCCAATCACGCGGTCAAGGATGTTCACAGCGATGGCTCCCCAAGCGAAAGAAGGGTAGCCATGCCGCCGCTGCTGGTACTGCCAGCGCTGATCTCGTCTTTGAGTTGTTGACGAAGTTCGCGGAGGTCGCGCAGCTGCGCCATCTGCTTCCTGCGTCCGGCGACGGTATAATCCTGCGCAGTCAGGCAGTTCAAAATTGCCTGCTCAGTTGCGTCTAAAAGTTCTTGTGATGATGCCATGCCGCCAATTGTGCGGCAGTGCGCGCCAAATTACATACCAGCTTTACCAGTGGTCACCGCTGCCCGTCGAGACTCACAACACGATGCTGAATCACGATGGTCTCAAGTTGCACACGAACGGTCCACGTGTGACCGCACGGCCCCAGCCCGGGCTTCGCCGACTTGCAGCAGCGGTAATATCTGGTCTTGCCCTGCGTTGAATACGCCAGCCCGTAGCCGCCGCGGCCTTCCCAGCAAATGGGACAGCGGCGGTGGATCTCAATTTCCTCGCCCTGCGTGGTCGGTGGAAGGTCGATTGCTGGCCGCTGGGGTTGCGGTTGCGGGGTTGCGGCTGCTGGCCGCTGCTTCGATGGCTTATTCAATCCAAGGCCTCCCGTCGCTTCGTGTCTCGCCTGCATTGACTACGGTCCTTTGCGTTTTGATTTCTGATCGTGCGGGAAACCCGCCGTTTTCCTCTGCGTAGCATACCGCCAAGGCCAGCCCGTAGCGAATCGCGTCGCGAAAGTCGTTTGGGGCGTTTTCGTTTTTTTTCACCCACAGCAGTTTGGCGTTGCCGCGGGTGTCCACTTTGTCGCCAAGCGTGGCGTTGCACAGTTGTTCGAGGAATTCCATGTCTCGATCCGCCCCAGCGCAGATGCTCAGGCTTTCGGGATCCGATGGCGTGCGGTCGTCCAAACGGGCTTGCAGGTCCGTCTCCCAGAAGTCTGTGGCCACCGTCAGCAGCGTTTGCCCCGCGTGGTCGCCTTCCTGCACCGAAGACAGCCGGTAAGGCTTGCCGCCGAGGTCGTGATTGGCGCCTTTGATAGCGAGAAAGCCATCGTGACGATTGGCGAAATCGTAGGTCGCCTTAGTATCCCAGCCGGAGTCTGCCGCTGCAGCATGTGGTCGCATGGAGTTGCCGCCGTCCTCGTGCTCGTAAGCCCGGCAAATTATCGTCTGCCAGATTTCGTCGAGCGTTTGCGTCAGCCCGTAATCTACGACATGAGACCGCCAGTCCGCGCCATGAGCCATGACAACCCAGAGCCGGTAGCCACCCTCTGCCGCCTGCTGGTCGATGGTCACAGTGAGCAGCCGCCCCCAGACTGGCACAATGCCGCGGGCTAACTGCGTTTTCAGTCGTTCACCTACTCGCTCGGGCGTTGATTTTGTGCGGCGTGGTTCCCACGTTTCGCCTTTGTCTTCGTTGATCCACTGGCGAAGCTTTGCGGGGTTTTTGCATTTACTGACGAAGTCTGCCGCAATTGAGCCCCAGCCATGAAACAGAGCGTAGAAAACGCTGATTTGACAGCCGTAATCCTGCCCCCAATTGCGAGGCTCACCACGCAGCCAAGACATATCATCCGGCGGAAGGTCGCGGGCTTCCATTGCCCGCTCGTGGTCCACCTCGCAACCCGCCGGAACCCACACGCCGCGCATCATCATTTCCGGCCGGTGCATGTCATCGATGCGACCCTCGCAAAAGCGGCAGACATAGTGAGCCGTCCTGCGTGCCAGTTCCTTATCGGACTGGCCGGAAGGGAGTTTCTCAAAGAAGATGCCGCCAGGGCTGCTGCCGTCGCCAAATTCGATTGCCTGGAATTTGTGGCAGTGCGGGCAAGGGACGTAGTAGCGGTGGTGTGTTGATCCCAGCAGCCCGGTTTCCACGTTCGACTTGCCGCGAACAGACGGCGTTGACTCCATCACGAATTTTCTGTCCGGGTACTCCGCCCCGCGTTTGCGGAAACGCTCCTGCGGGTCACCTTCAGTGCTCGACGATTCCATCACCCATTTGTCAATTTCGTTTCCGTGTGCGACGCGGATCGACTTGTCCGCCAGTCGAGACTTACCCCGAGGCCAGGCACCATGACAGACCGACCGGCGAAGCTGAATTCGCGTCTTCGATTGCCGCTGGCGGATCGGCACTTGATCCCGCAGTCGTGGGCAATTCTCCAGCATCTGCCATAGACGGCCAAACACGCTCTTACAGTTGGTTTCGTCCGGCGTCGCGAACATCGTCTCTTCGGGCCGCTGGTCCATTGACCGCATGAGCATTGCCAGCCCGAAGTTGGTTTTGAACATTCGAGCCGCCCATTGTAGCCAGATTGTTCTGAACTGGATTGAATCGTAAGCCCAGCATGGGCCTTGCGGAGCGGTAACCCACGGCACCATCGATTCGTCGAATGCCCGGCCGGTGATGTCATAGAACGACGTGCGAAGCCAGTCGCCAGCGGATTGAAGAATCCGCGGCCGCATCATTTCGCGGCAGACTTCCACACATAGCCTACTCACTTACCAATT